TGCAGTATTTGGTTGCGATGCAACAACTGCTGAGTCAGGGACAACAACTGCCCCAAGTGCCCCAGCAGCCACAGCCCGGTCAACTGCCGCCCCCGCCTGCCGCGCATCCGAATGAGCCTGCGCCCCAGCCGCCCGGCAATGCGCCGCAGGGAGCCGCGCCACAGATGCCGCAGCCGCCGCAAATGCCGGATACGAGCCAACTGCCGAAGCTTTTCGACGTGGTTGTTCTACGTTCGCAAAAAGCTGGTCGGGTTGCTCTTGCTGCGATGAATCCGGAAGACTTCCTGATTCAGGAAACCTCGCGTCGAATCGACGACGGGTTCAGCGCTCACCGGCTTATCCGCACGATTTCCGAACTGCGGGCCGCTGGTTATCCCAATGTGGATAAGATCGACCTTGACCAGATTTCAAGCGATCCGGAAGCAGAAACTGTGCAGGAAAGCGAGGTAATGTACGCTCGCGAGTCCTTGCAAACGGTGTATAAGCCGCAGCAAATCGAAGATTACGGCGATGCATCGCAACGCAAGGTTTTTCTGTACGAGTGCTACCTGCCTATCGATTGCGATCTGGACGGTATTGCCGAATGGCGTAAGATCACGCGCGCCGGTAATGCGATTCTCGAAAATATTGTATGTGAAGGGCCACCGTTTGCGGCTATCTGCCCCGTGCCGATTCCGGGTCTGTTCTATGGCCGCTCGGTGGCAGAGCTTGGTATGCCGATGCAGCTTGCCAAAACGGGCATTCTGCGCGGCATGGTTGATAACATGCAGATTCAGATTAACGGCCGCACGTGGGCCGTGGAATCGCAAGTTAATATCGATGACCTGCTCACAAATCGCCCGGGTGGCGTGGTTCGCGTCAAGACTCCGAATGCCGTGGGTCCGCTTCAGCAGGGCATGGCCGATTCACAAGGCGCGTATCAATTGCTGGAGTATTTGGACGCGTCGTCACAGGAGCGCTCAGGTATCACGAAGTATTCGCAGGGCACCGACGCCGACTTCCTGAATCCGACTGCCACTGCTTACAAGGGTATTACTCAGCGCGCCGACCTACGCACGAAGATGATTGCACGTCTTTACGCTGAAGGCGGCGTGAAAGACTTGATTAGGCTGATTCAGCGCACCTTGAAGCAGCACCAAGACAAGGTGATGACGTTCGAGCTTAACGGCAAGTTTGTAAACGTCGATCCGCAGGTATGGCATAACGAGTATAATATGCGCGTTCGCGTCGGGCTTGGCACCGGCGACATGGGCGAACGCGTCATGATGATCCAGCAGTTTATGCAGGTCATGCAGTTGCTCATGCAAGCAGGTCTGGGCATCGTCACGCCTGCGAATATTTACTACGCGGCCAAGGAATTGTGCGAAGCGATGCAGATCGGCGAAGCGGAGCAGTACCTCACTCTGCCCCCGCCGCCGAATCCGGAGCCGCCGCCCCCGCCACCGAATCCTGATGTGCTTAAGGTGCAGATGGAGGGGCAACTTGATCAGCAGAAGTTTGCACATCAACAGGCTATGGAGCAGCAGCGCCAGCAGTTTGAACAACAAATGGCGCAAGCTGAAGCCGAACGGCAAGCGCAAGAAGCAATTTTGCGTGAGCGTCTGTTGGATGCGCGCCAGCGCGATCAATTTGCCACACAACAGGCATGGGAGAAAGAAAAGTTCTACATGCAGATCGCGCAGCAACGCGAAGCAGCGGCACTCAAGGCTGGGGTCGATGCAAACAGTGAAGTCATGATGAACCACGTCATTCTTTCGGACGCAGAAGGCAATCAGTTCCGCGTACCTAAGGATTTTGCGTTGACCGTACGTCAGCAGAATATCGACAGTGCACATCGTGACGCGGACCGGGCAGTAAATCAGACCAATGTGGCCAGTGAACAGCAGCAAGCACAGTCGCAAGAGTGATCCGCCCAACGGGTAAAGGTACAACCTACCCGTTGATCTACTCGAAGCGTTATTTTATATTTCACATCAACTACGGAGTGCAAAATGTCGACAGAAGCTACCCAAACGGGCGCAGATGTTGCCGATCTTGAAAGTTTGTTTGGCGATGCTGATCCTAACGGTACCGGCACCGATAACGGCGGTCAAGAGTCGCTCGACGGAACGCAGCAAACGAACGGCAACCAGGACGCAATCGAAGTCATCGATCCGGAAACGGGCGAGACGGTTTTGGTGGATGCGCAGGGCAACCGCATGGAAGCCGCAACCGGCGACGATGCCAACGAATTGCAGCTTGAAGTCGATCCGAACGGAACCCAGAATGCAGTGCTGGTCATTCCCGACGATCATGCAGTCGTGCTGAACGTGGATGGCAAGGAAATCACGAAAACATTCGCTGAACTCCGAGCCGACGCGCAGAAGTACGAAGGCGCAAACCGCAAGTTTGAAGAAGCGGCGGCACTGCGTAAAGAATACACTGACAAGGCCGCAAACCTTGGTCAGCGTGAGCAGCAACTCGGCCAGGTGCTCGATTTTTACATCGGGCAGTCGCGGGAACTGATGAAGGGTCAGGAGCCGAATTGGGCTGAACTCATTCAGAACGATCCGCAGAAGTACCTGGTCGAAAAGCACAACTGGGAGCAACGTCAACTCCAGTTGCAGCAAGCCGAACAAGTTCGGCAAAACGTAGCACGCCTACAAGCGGAACAGAACCAGGCATCCGCCGCGCAGAGAGCACAGCAAGCCCAAACGGACCTTGTGAAGGCTATCCCTGAGTGGTCGGACCCTAAGAAGTTGGCGGAAGGCGCACGGGATATCGACACGTATCTCGCATCGGTGGGCATTAGCCCCGAAATGCGGGCGCAGATTGACACTGCGGCAGTGGTGATCGTGGCCCGAAAAGCGATGTTGTACGACCAAGCTGTCGCGAAGTTGAACGCGAAGAAAGCGGCGAATGGCGGTAAGGTGCCGGTGAATAACCAACAGCGCCAATTGCCTGCGCCGCGCCAACAGCAAGGTCGAGTTGAGCGTCCGGGTGCTGCCCGGAGTGCGGCGCAAACGACCGCGAGCCAGCAAAATCTGGCACGCGCCCACGCGAACGCCCGCTTCGATAAGAACCCATCCGTAGACACGTTGTCCAGCTTCTTCGAGTAAGTCTGGGCGAAACTTTGGGGATTTAAAATGCCTGCGAATACACTCACCACGTATACCGTGGTTGGCAATCGCGAAGACCTGATCGACAAGGTTTTCATGATTTCGCCGTCCGATACGCCGTTTACCTCGGCAATCGCGAAAACGAACGCGGAAGCGGTTTTCCACGAATGGCAAACGGATTCGCTCCGTGTGCCGAACGCGGGCAATGCCGCGGTTGAAGGTGCCGACGCCTCGTATGGCGTGCAAGCACCGACCGTACGTCTCGGCAACCGCACGCAAATCGTGCAAGACACGTTCTCCGTGTCGAACACGCAAGATGCCGTGCGCAAAGCCGGTCCGAAGGAAGTGGCACGTCTCGCCGCGAAAAAGTCGGTCGAACTGAAGAAGGATATCGAAGCGGCAACGATGGCCAACGGCTCGTCGGTGGCTGGCTCGACCTCGGTGGCTCGCACGATGCGTGGCCTGAAGGGCTGGATCGCAACGAACTATCAGGGTGGCACGGGCGGCGCGGCTCCGGTTCCGGCAACCAACACGGCTCCGACGCCGGGCACGAATCGCGCTTTTACCGAACCGCTGCTGGCGACGGCTCTCCGCACGGCTTTCGAAGCGGGCGGCAATGTGTCGCAGATCCACATGCGACCGAGCGACAAGGTGCTTGCATCGGCTTTCGCTGGCAACGCAACGCGTTTCCAAGAAGTCGAAGGCAACGGCAAGGGCGCGATCCTGCAAGCCGCGTACGCGGTGTACGCGTCGGACTTCGGCAACGTCGCGATGATCCCGAACCGCGTTATGTCGGCGCAGGCTTCGCCCGACAACGCCGTATACGCGGTCGATCCTTCCATGTGGGCACTTGCCACGCTGCGCGGTTTCGAGAAAACCGAACTCGCGCAAACCGGCGATGCGCGCAACTGGCAGATCGTGTACGAAGGTACGCTCGAAGCCCGCAACGAAGCCTCGTCGGCTCAAATCCGCGACCTGTCGTAATCGGGCGGCGGTTTGATCGAAACACACGCCCCAACTTAGTTTGGGGCGTGCCTACTTTAGAGGTGTGGCATGAAAAATAAAGTAATGTCTGGCGGTTCGCCCGCTCCCAAAGGTGGCGGTTCGCTTGTGATCGGCAAGCGAAATACGTCGATGATGAACCAGTCGAAGGGCCAGTCGATGGATTCGGCCCCGAAGGCAAATAAGTCGATCACCGGCACGGGTTCGAAGCCCGGCAATCCGGTAAGCGCTGGCGGCACGAGCAAAACGCATTCGGCCACTGATCGCGCTGGCGACATGAGTCAGGGCGTCGGCGGTAGCCGCAAGCTCGGCAACCATTATTCGAACTGCTGATTAGTTCGAGTGCAATAAAAAGCCCGGA